CCTTCCGAATCTTCTCCATTTGCTTCGGTGTCAAGGAATCTTTGCGGACGGCATATCCCTTGTGTGTTAAGACACGGCTGACATCGGCAAGAGACATTTGGCACTGTTTGGAATATGGTTTCCATGGCTTAAGCTACATCAAATTTAATTTTAGCTCCATTCAATCAGATGGAGTGGACTGTTGCAGCGGGTGTAGCAGTCGCAGTAATATTAGGAGCACCCATTCTTGGGGCCCAGCCGTTCGGGTTCCGCTTCGGATTTGTGGAGAACATTCTCGCACGTTTGGTATTGGTAGGTGTAATTATTTACGCTGTGTTAAAGGATAAATTGCTGGGTCTTCTTGTTTTCTTAGCTGTGTTTACTCTTATATTAGAGCGCAATCATGCGTTGGCTCTGTCGTTCCCAAATTCACGGCCGGTTATCAAAAATGAGGTAGATACTCTCGGATATGTTAAGCACGTAGGCGAGGTATCTTCCCCTGTGAAATCGGTGGGCATTGGCGATAATATCCCTGATTTGGATTCCGCCCCCAAAGCCCGTGAGGCGGAGGCGTTTTTCAAGAGCCAGGGACTTGCTTAGCTTAGCTTAGCTTAGCTTAGCCAGAGGGTCGGAGCCCAGCAGAAAAATGACGTTGCTGCAGGAGTGTTTTCACAGGCTTTCAAATACGCATCCAGTCTCTGGCGGCGTATTTGACGACGGCGTTGTTTCGATGTCAAGTGGGACATTTTCGTCTAAAAGACCTTCAGCTTTTCTAAATCTTTGAACTCGATCGTTTTGTCTATATTTAACTTTTGTATAACAGAGCAGAAATTCAACTTCCACTGTGGTCCCCATCCAATAGACATATCTCTCCACGATTTATATTGAGGTGCCCATTTTTCCACCCAATAATCGACTGCTCTAGTGAATGAATTATCTTCAATACAATTCGTTGGCATAAACGAAGCAGTGTCTAGGCGAGAGCAAAAAATGGGAGGAGGAATTGCTCCCCAGTTATTGAATTGTTTCTTTGTTCCCTCAACAGTCTTTGTAAAACAATTGGTTGTTTCCAGGAGCCGCTGATTTGTACAACTATCTATTTTTATGAGGTCGTCATCTTTTCCGTTATATAACTTACACTGTTTATCTGAGCTTTTCGCTGCTGCAGACCCATCGCGTACCCGTTTCCCTGCAGTACACCCTTTTACACCGGTTTTAGAATTCTCAAAGTAATGCGGCATGGAATCGGGACATCTGTCTCTTCCCTTTTCTGCCAGATATGCGCCTAGCCATTCTCCACAGGTAGGTAGGCCGCCGAATCCCTCGGAAAGAGAGCATACCTGTCGGCCACCACATTTTCCGCCGATGACTTTGCCATCACAGCAGACTGTGCGACCACCGTCGTCTATATATTGCTCTGTATCGGCCGGGCAACTTGTAAGTTGTAAATCCTCAAAGTATGGATTTGCAAATGGCTCCACAGATTTGTTCTGGAATATTATATCTAGAACACTTATTCCTTGTATGGTCAGAAGAATCACTGCTCCTAATACAAGAGCAACCCCCAACCAGGTAACAGTTATGTTGACCTTCATCTACCAAGAAAGGTCAAAATACGGCGTACGGCGACGTTTTGCGTATAGTGTGTGTGGAATAATTAAGGAGGGGCAGCAGCAGCAGGAGGCACAGCAGCAGCAGCAGGCGCAGCAGCAGCAGCAGGCGCAGCAGCAGCAGCAGGCGCAGCAGCAGCAGCAGGCGCAGCAGCAGCAGCAGGCGCAGCAGCAGCAGGCGACGCCGCAAGGGTAGAAGCAGAAGCAGGAGGCACAGCAAGGCTAGAAGCAGCCACAGCCAAGGCAGCTGCAGAAATTCTTTGTCTATATATATAATATACAACAGCAATTACAAGAACCACCATAATAAGAGATACCACGGCAAATATGATTACAAATTTAATATAATCGTTGTTTTCTTTTTGATTGAGTGCCAGCTGCTCAGCCGATAGGACTGAGAGTCCTGACTCCCCTGCAGCTATATCTGCACTACCTATATTCTTCACCTGAATTGGTTTTTTATCCTGGTCTATAAAAATATTTCCATTGTCATCGACTTGTGATGCCAAATCCAAAGGATAGCATTTAATGTTTTGTAGTCCTTTTACACCGGTCGCACAGCTCTTTGAAGTTGTAAAAAGTTGGTCCTTTGTTAGACTATAAAAGATTGGCTTGATTGCTGAAAGAGGAGTGGAACTTGTCCCTATATGTTCAACAGTGCTTATGAAATTTCTATTATTTTGATTTACAATCGTTCCATTCAGCATAAAATTCAAAATGGCATTAAATGTTATTCTTCTGTACGAAGCGGGAGAATCACCAGCTGGTGTCGGCGTGATTGTTAACCACCTATTTGCGGGTTCATAATTCAATATATGCGGAGTATTAAACTTACATAAGGTATAATGATTTGTTTTTTTAGCATTATTAAATTTGAGGCAGAAATTACTTATACGAAAGCGAACATTGTTCTCAGAAAACTCTAGAAGACGATTTACACTAAACGGACTCGGCAATGTGTAAGAGGGGTTTGTCCATGCTTTTAAAAACTTGTTTTCCTCTGGAGATGTAGTGCCCGTAAGTGTAAGAGGTATATATATATGAAACATGTCATCGTTCCTCGCCGTGAAAAATATACTCACTGCCGTTCCAGATTCTCCCCATATTCCATTGTGAATAGCAATGAATTTTTGGGTATATGTCTGGCTCTCATAACGCAACGTAGAATTCGAATTTGCTCCAATGATATTTTCTGACAAGAGATTATCTAGAACATAGTCTGAATCATTCAATCGTTCGAACGGTTTCGTTAAAGAAGACTGTTTTATCCTATAAGTACTTAGGTTACGCAAACTCTGAGGCCTATTTGTCATTGGTGCTCCGTTCAACATGAACGGCAGCTTTATTTGTATATTTGTCTCCACATCGGATGTTTTAGTTAATTGGGCATCTTCTGATACACAAACTAGAGGCATCTTAGATGACCCTTCTAAGCAATATCGGGAGAATAGCGAGGCCCGTCAAACCCATAAAGCGTCACTTTTGCACTTTCGCCGGTAGGAGAAATATTTACAGTGTCGCCTGAGCTGATTTCATTACATCCCGCATTATCCTGGCAATCCTTCTTGTTAAATGTTACAGGAAGAGCTACGGGATTATAGGAATCTGTTCTCGTGTAATAGTTGAACTTGTCGCTGCGTGGGGCTGTTCTGCGACCGTAGAGAGGTAGGGGCTTTCCGTCGGGGCCAACCATTACACCCATTTGCTGATAAGCTTCAGGTGCACCACGAGTAGGGATGGGGTCTAAGATTCCCCTAACATACTGCTCTGGCCCATTGTCCCACATACGCTGAGGGCGAGGGGGGCGGGAATAACGGTCGTCGCCTCCCCTTCCTACGGAAGGAGATTCTATGCGAATAACTTGGGGCTGTTGCTGCTGCCCCTGTGGCCCTTGCTGAGCAAAACGCACCGATACAATGGTAACGAGGGAAACGAGGGAAAGTACGAGAAGAAGTTCCGTTGAACTTAACATCTTCTTTTACTTAGTATTGGCATTTACTTACTGCTTGCGCCCATGCTGGGGGAAAACATCTCTTGGAAAGTATCCATCATTTGCTTTCCCTCTTGTACCATCGGCTGGAATGTTTGTAACATGCCCATAAGCGATTTTTGCGTGTCAATCAGCTGTTTTGTGTCCGCCGTCATTGCCTTTATTTGGTCAGGCTTCAAAGAGTTAATGGCGTTCATGACCGTCGTGCCTGCATCTATGTGGAAACCACCCTTGGAATCTTTGGGAATTTGACCAAGCTTGAACAGACCCTCACTCGTCTGGTTTTCAAACTTCTCTTTCTTCTTTTCCTCGGGCTTTACATCCTGAGGCTGGTGAACGGCAGGCATATCCTGCTCGGAAATCTTTGTGGCCTTAGGCATACTTAGGTCAGTAGTTTTATTCATATTTTTCACTAAACTACCCATCATCTCGGTCATCTTCTTCAGCTGGTCTTCCTTCTCACCCGCGTCGGAAGAATCCACCTCGGAAGGCTTGGAAGAAGCAGTCACAGGCTTGGAGTTTTCGCTCTTCTTCTTATTCTCGTTTAGCGTAAGGTCCGAGTCGCCTGCATCGGCAAATCCCTCGGATAGCTTTGAGCCGACTCCGTCAACAGTGGGCTCAGCTTCGCCAACACCCGTCATTTGTTTAATACGCCTTGTTACTTCTGTTGCATTCGCATTCGCAAATCCCTCCGTGCGATAAGCCGTCACCCCCTTCATATTGCTTCCACGGTAAAAGGGGAATAGGTAATTGATTAATAGAAGAACAATGACAGCGATTTCATATGAGTCAGTCATTCCATAGGCAATTCCCGCGACTGCTAGAGAAATTAGTAATTGTACCCAGGGAGTGTAGAATATGCCGTATATGACATAAGCAATAAAGAAAACAAGCGCAACTGTGCTTGTTTGCTTTGTGAACTTCAACTCCTTCATTCTACTTAGACCCGCAAACATTCAAAATGGGGCAGTTGGCAAATTATACCGAAGGTGAATCTCGCCTGAAATCTAATTTAGAATGTTTGCGGGTCGGCGACCGCCGAACATTTTAAATGTTCGACGGTCTATAGGGATAATAAGGGAGCAATAACACGTTGTAGAACCCAGAATGTAACACCTGTGAGCAATGATACTAGAGCAAGGCCGGTGGTCTGGAATTCACCAGTTTGCTTTATTAGAGAGGGAAGATAGTGCGCAATTAGGACACGTATCGGGGGCAACGAAAACACGAAAAACAAGAGTGCCACTACGAAGGGCACTTTCATCTCTTCCAGCACACGGCCATATAGGTTCTTGGAGGGAGCCTCATATCCTCCTCCCATTTGGGGATGCTGTCCGCCTTGGACATACGGGTTTTGCGGAAAATGCTGCTGCTGTTGTTGTTGCTGCGAATAAGCCATTTGAGACATTCCAGCCATTCCAGGCATTCCAGGCATTGAAGGCAGTCCAGGCATACTCTGCATCGGGCCAATGGCGGAAGCAAAGTCTGCCGGGGTGGGGTGTTCGTTGCCAATCATATGAGACTGCGGGATTCTAGAATCCATCGATAACTGCTGCGTAGAGTTCGCCGACATCTGTTGCTGATATATGGGAGTTTGCGCGGGGAGCGGAGGAGGCGCAGCAGCGCGTCTTTCTCCACCACCGCCGGTCGGGATGTTCATATCAGAAAGAATCTTCTGAACAAGGTCTCCGTCTCCGCCGCCACCACCGCCCTGCGTATCTAAATCCGCCAAAAGTGTTCCTGCGGCCGCCATGAACTTTTCTTATAAAGAGAATGAATGAACTACGCACGAGAATACGCCACAAACGCTTCTATTGCGCCTTTCGCCGGACATTCCACCGTTTCCGAAGTAAACTGATAACACTTCTTTCCAAGCTGAAATGTTGATTTCTTCATCTCCTCCACCGAGGGCGCCTTTTTCACAAAACACTCGTCCCCTTTACAAACGGGAATGAGTATGGCAATTAGCCCGAAACCAATGATAAAACTGAACAGGGTTGCGAACTTCTCTGTCTTCAGAACCTCAAACATCTCCCTCTCTAATTCTATCCATGGTATAGAATGATAAGCCACTTTCGTCTATTTCCATTTTTAGCTGGAGTTGCGATAGCATCCGTTGTTTTTATGATATACAAACCAGAAAAACAAATTATCCACCAATATCCTCACCCATCAGATTCCACTGGAAAAGTGTACAAGGACCCGAATGGAATGTGCTATAAATACGCAACCCATGAAGTGAATTGTGATGCAAATGAGGCGACCTTGAAAGACTATCCTATTCAGGGTTAAATGGCCTAAAAGGCCTAAAAAGCCTTTCTATAACGACCAATTAATACACCTGTGCGTTGTTTCTTTGCATCAGCAAACGTTTTTCCTCTGCCCCCACCTTCTTGAACAAGCGGAGCTTCTGCTTCTAGCCTTTGGGCGTCAGCTTCTGCTGCTTTCGCCTGCAAAGGCCCAAGAGAATCACGCACAGATTGCCACGCCTGGCCCAAGAAGTTTGTTCCTTTCCATGCAGCCCTATCCGTAACCTGGGGGTCTTCTACTGGTATGCCAATACCTAGAACACCATCACGCGGGTCGGCATATACAAGAGTGGAACCATCCGTTGTACGAAGCATGTCAGCAAATCTCGGATGCTGAGATATAAGAGATTTCAGAATAGTTGTCATTGTTTCTTTCGGCTCGGGAAGTTGTCCTACGACCTTGGAGCCGATAATGCGCATGGTGGCAGTGCTACGTGTTTTCAGAAGCGGTTTCAAAAAATCTGCTTCCCTCTTGAAATGTATGATTTTCTCCGCTTCATATGCCTGTCTTACAGAGTTATATTGCCTTGTGTTAAAGATGAAGTCGACTAATGTATCGGGTGACAGGAGTCCATGCTCTGGGTCGGCTGGGCTGAAAAACAGTGTGAATTCTTCTGCGGGGCCTTCTTCTTCTTCTTCTTCGCCTTCGGTGTCTTCAGCGCCTTCAGCCTTTGCCTGTAAAGGCTTTTCATCAGAAGAGCGAACTGATTGTTCCACTCCAAGAGAACGTGTCCTTAAAGCTTCCACAGGATATCCGAGTTTCTTCACTTCATACACTTCTCCAACAAGAACGTCGCGAATGGAGAGATTCTTGAATGTTTTCGTCCAACGAAGCGGGGAACGAAGCTGTGTTCTTTGTGCATCCAGACGTTGTAAATCTCTCTGTAATTTCATCACTTCGTCGGCGCCTCCTGCACCCTTCCGCCATTCGACCATGGCATCTCTTAAGCTACGGGCAGTTTCGTCGATTTCCTTTTCCACTTGTTTAATCTGGTCCATTTGTTTTTCCTCTTCTTCTCTTGTCTCATCAACGGTTGCCGGTCTGTAATAGGGGAGCTTGATGACTTTGGAAGCTTCTCCTCTCATTTCCGGAACTTGGAGGTCTCCATCGGCAGTAAATGTGAACCGTTTGGGATCCTTCGCCCGGGCACGAAAGAAACCGGCGGAATCTTTCGGTATGGCCTCTTGCCTTGGACGTTTTACTTTCGGTGCAGGCTGGGCTTCTGCTCCTGCTCCCTGAGAAACAGGAGGCGTAGCTTCCTTGGATTCAGAAGAAGCAGGGGAAGGGCTAGGAGGAACAGGAGACGTAGCTTCCTTAGATTCAGCAGAAGAAGGGCCAGGGCTAGGAGGAACAGGAGGCGTAGCTTCCTTGGCTGTAGAAGTAGGAGTCAAAGAATCTATAATTCCTTCGGCCAGCGCCTGCATTCTCTACTTGTTATCCTCTTTACTTCTAGATGAGTGTATCCGAGAATTCCGCTTCCAAAAAACCGGATTTAAAAACTGCTACAGATGGCGTATCTGCTGCTGCTTCTCCTTCTGCTAGAAGCAATAACACCTCTAACTCAGAATCTGGTAAAATTGTATTAAGCATTGTATATGCTTTAATTATTTCAGTTACTTCCATCATTTTAATAACAAATGAAATGGTTCCTCTTACACTCATCATTCCAATTATTCCATTTGTCGCCTATATTGTGTCATTGGGTCTAAGCAGCTTATATCAGTACTCGATGTGTAATAAAGTTTCCATCGGACAAATCGCCATATCGAATCTTTTCATAGTGCTGACAACTCTCTTAACATCTAGCGTATTATATGTAGAGCAGCTTCCTATTCTAAGATTTATGTTCGGGGAATATGCTCCTCCTGTAACTCCCGAATTATATGATAAAAATCCCTTAAAAGACCCAGAAGCACATTACAAAATACAGTTCTTTACAAACATTGTAAAAGCTGTATTGCCAACATTTGTGACGGAAGAAAACTCGAAATTAGGCTTTGTGTACTTTTACTGGATATTTTGGATGACAATTCTCCCGTTTTTCTTCTTATTGAGTGTTCAAGGGCTTTGCAAATAATTCTAAGGCCCTTCTTCGCCAAGATATACATATTTAGGAACGCCGGCTATTTTACTGGCTTTGCGATTTAATACATAATATCCCTTTTTAGGATTCTCTCCAAAAGCATCGTCGTCAAATTCTAATCCAGAATTCACTTCTAATTCGGCGTTGTTATTCTTGACCTTTCTCCTCGCATTATTTTTCATAGGGCGACTATTGCCAGAATTTGCTCCATTGGAGCCATAGGAAGAAGAATTCTCTATCTCCATGTCATCCGTATTCACAACAAAGGGGAGTAAAAGGAGAACTATCGTATATGCGACAACTGCCCATATAAGACAAAAGAGCCAAAATGGAAATGGTGTGTAACGAGCTTTGTTCTTACCAATTCCAAACTCTTTCCAATTTCCATCCGGAGTAAACATAAGTGTAGGTTTCAACACCAAGACAATTGCCACGCCAATTAAATACAAGGCGCCGGCAACAATAAAGGTCCACATCCTGGCCTCTCCTCTAAATATTACATTTAATAATCGTCTTCTGCCATCTGCTCATGATCATATCCACCCTCCCCTCCTTCTCCAGCAGCGTCATATTCTCCCCCAAAGTTAAACCCAAACATATCGACAGCACGACCTTGGGCCTGGTCGCCGCCACCTCCTTGCCCTTGGTCCCCAGGATAATCCATAATTCCAGCGGCAGCTCTCTCGGCTCTCTCCACCTCATAACGGTCAGCATCATATTTGCGAATCGCCTTGGAGCCACCCGCCGCCCAAGCACCCATACCTAATCCCTTTAACACAAGTTCCACACGTTTCTCCTCTCTCCCCATCCTATCCAATTTATTAATAAATACCTGTTTTTCTTCTTCGGCACGCTGCTCCAACCGTGTGCGAATTTCTTCTTCTGTGGGAACCTTGCTGCCTACAGCATATTTAGTAAGAGCCTGACCCAGACTCTTATACAAGAGTTTCATATTGGGAACACCACCTTCTGCGTCTTCTTCCTGGCCTTCTTCATCAGCAGGTATTTGGTGCGGGTCAATAAATTTGTGGATGGCGCTCATCAAATATGCACGCATTATGTATTGTACCATTTCTTTTCCACCAGGTGTTAAAAGAGGACGTATGTTTGGGAATACATGACTGCAGACAACACTCAAATCTACAACAAAGGCCCTCACCTTTCTCAACGCAATCCCCTCTAACTCATCTCCACCTATCGCCTGTAAATGTTGGCCCATACCCTTACCTAATATATCATCTTTCGTTCCAGAGCTTAACTCGTATGAATCCAGTATATATAACGAGCCCGTTCTGAATCCAGACAACCAGCGCTGATAAGGAACCAATAAATACGTACTTAATGATTCTCCACATTCTCTGGGAGAACGTTTCAACATCGCCTCAATATAAGCGTAAGCTTGGACACCTAGACGCTCTTTTATAAATTCCTCTTTCTCAGAAACTGCTTTCACAATGCCTGCAGCCGCTTCTGCTATCTGGATTTTTGTCAAAGAGCCAGTTGCTGCTCCTCCAGATGTTAATTCACGAAGAGCTTTCTGAGTTACACTTAACATGGGAACCCAACCATCCATTGCAGGCGGATGATTTGCCAGCCATTCAAATGTTTGATTCGCCTTGGGATGCTCAGGCGCAGGGGTTTCGCTAACGGCGGATGCCAGGCGAGATGTCATGAGTAAATCACTGAATGTTTCTTCATTAATAAGAATACCCTGCGCCTCGATATGGCTTTTGAGCTTCAGGTCAGCTGCTGCTTCTGCGTCTTTTGCATCTTTTTCCTTCTTAGGGTCAGCATCGGCAATGTAATTCAAGGTCGGGTTTTCATTGAAAATCAAGTCGCACTGTCCGCATGTTAAACCCACGCCAAGTTGGTGAGGAAGGCCTTTGGCGGGACCTCTAGAGCATAGACGCGCAAAGAGCTTATAGTAATCCTTTTCTTCTATCTTGCCCTCAATCGCCTTTGGTTTTTCTGTGTAAAAGGTGGTTGATACGGTAGCGGAGCGATGTATTTGACCTGCCGTGCGAGGCTCCAGCTTCGGTAAAGAACTCCAGTTCGACTGTGCAGCGCCCTCTTGAACATTGTGTAGGCAGCAGGTGGTTTCACTATAGGGAGAATCCGGATTCAGGGCCGCCTTTTCCCTGGCGATTTTGTGCGACATGCGAATCCACGCCACCGCCTGATTTTCTGGGGAGGCGGCCTCGGCAACCACTGCATCAGCGGCGGCTTCTTCCTCTTTCAAAATATACGGAACAGGGCGGAAAATTTGCGGAATCTGGTCCTTCTTAATCCCTTCCGATGAGCCGTATAGACGAACACGATAATCCCGTTTGCGTTTCAGGGCAGCTTGTGTAAGAGGTGCGTCTGCAAATGCCTTGAGCTGGTTTTTCGCGAATGTGAGCAAGGCGTCGCGGCGTTTCACTAAGTCTGGCTGTCTCTGTAAGGTTGTCGCGTTGAACGGGAACTCGTTGTCGTTGATTCCTGCAGTTACGGTTGCCACGCAGGTGAGACCCGTCAGATTTTCCTCGGATTCCAGCGGATATCCGAAAAATCCATCGCGACATTCCACGTTTGAGTAATAGATAATATAATCGGGTATGTGAGTTTGTATATTAATCAGTAAAATGGCGGCGGCGGCGGAAACATATCGAATAGAGTAATAAATATCGTAATCTTGGACCTTTTTTCCTTTTGCCTGTGCCGCTGAGGCAGCATAGGCCTCTCTCGTGGGAAGTCCGCTTAAATATGTGTTTAGCTCGTCCACCATTTTCCGGAAATCTTCGGGCTCTGGATTGATTCCCACCTGGCTGGCGATTTTCTTCATAACTCCGTACATAATTGTCATCTCTTGTGTGGGGTATTCATCGGATTTTTCCTCTTCCTCCGTGACACCCTCGGGCCCAGATAACATGGCTTCCATCTTTTCTTGACGAATGGCGTCCTCGTCTATCATAACGGAGCGGCCCATCATTGGGCGACCTGCGTCGTCAAACTCTATATTGGTGTCGAAATCCAGCTCTTGGATTCCTTGGCCGCAGACCTTACAGATAAATTGGCTGCCGAATTGACCGCCTGAGAATTTGAGGACAATTTCCTTTTGCAGAGCATCCTTTTCTCTGGGACGCAAGAATTCTTGGATTTGGAGTAATTCGTGCTCGCAAATCAAGTGGTTCTCGCAAACGTTACAGAACACCCAGTTTTCTTCAGTACGCCCTCGGAATTTATTCAGGAGGCGGAGCATTCCCTTCATTTTCGTGGTATCACGGGGCTCTTCTGCGTATTTGTGTCCGAGCTTTCGAATCTTTTCCAGCTCGGCAACGTGTGCGCACAGATTTTCTGCAGGGGGTTCTCCAGCGCTCGTAATGGTTTGTTTTATGCGATATCCTGTGGCGAGGGCACGGTTGAACTGGTCCCTCACGTGGCGAAGACGCTCCTTTGTCAAGATTTCGGGCTGTTGGCCAAGTGTCGCCAGTAGTAAATCAGGGTATTCCAGGAATACATATGAGAACCAATTCACGTCGACGCCGGCCAAATCTCCAATATAATCACGCACCTTCTCTAACACCTTTTGAAGGAGAGGCTCACCCTCCACACGTGCAATGAGACGCGTCGCCTCGGCGGGGGTCAGTAAGCTCTGCGGCTCAAATTTGAGATTGGCGATTCTCGCCTTATTTTCCTCCCTCTGGCGTGAGATGAACATTTTCAGACCAGCCAGATGTTGCTCGATTTTTTGCTGAATGACGGCGACCTGCTCCACGTTCCATTCGGTGGTAGAGCTTCCGTAGCCACGGAGCTCTAGCAAAATATCGTTGATGCCTGAGACGAGAATATTGAGATTTTCTAACCAGTCTTTTACGAGAACATTGCCGAGAATATTTCCATTGGCGCCGAGCAAAAGAATTCCGTCGGCCGTGGGGAAATCGTTGATTTCGCCGAGGCGCACAAGAAGCGCGTCCATCGTTTCCACGGGACTGAGGCCGAGACTGGCGTCTCTCGCCAGACTTCCGCTGCGAATCGGGCCGAGTGTTCTTAGAGATGACCTGGGGAACACGAGGAGTTTGTCATAGGAAGGATTCTCGCCCGTTTCCACGATGCGATATTCCTCGCCGCCGCCGACGAATCGTGTGGTGCGGCTCTTCAGCGCACGGACCTGTGAAAAAGGGGCCTGTGTTATTTGGGGAGGCGGCCGGTGAAAAGGCCCATTTGACTTTACATTCACTGTTGGCTCGTCTATGCTGGGAACTTCCATGCGGAATACTTCTTCATCGGCGGTAAGAGGGGGTTTGCCGACCGCCTGTTGAATGCGATACGGGGTCTGGATTTTCTGACGATAGGTTTCCAAATCTAGGAAAAACTTGGGCATACCAGCACCAGGCTCTGCCTCTCCTTGTCCTTCAGAGCCCATCGCCGCCAATTTATCCAGCGTTTCCGCCTGGCGAATGACATCGGGCAGGTAATCTAAATAAAGACCCTCGGCATCTTCTAGAGGACCGGCACCGGCATCCTTCGGGCCTTCGCCTCGCCTCCTTGATAGTGTATGCTCAAGCGAATGGTCCATGTATAATACCTTTGACACATTCGCAACCTTTTTCACCATAGTCACATCAGCCCGTGTAACAAGCTCGGCGAGAGTATTTGCACTCGTTGGCTTCAGACCGCGAGGCTCTCCTGTGAGGCCGTATTGTACAACATCATTGCGTAGGATAAT